ATGAAACGATCCGAGATAAAGCGCCGGCCACTGGCCGACACGGTGCTGGCCTCCCTTGAGCCAGAGGCAAAGGAATACCGCGAAAACTATGGAATTGACCGGCTTTATTTCGTGGTCGGCAGCACTGGCCGCAAGCGCTGGGAACTCCGATTCAAGAAGCCAGATGGCAAATGGGGATGGCACGGCCTCGGCTCCTATCCTGATGTGACCGCCAAAAAGGCCAGGGAGAAAGCGCAGGAGGCGCAGCGCCTGAACTCAGAAGGCGTTGATCCAATCACCCACAAAGCCACCCTCAAGGCGTCCAGGGATGCCGCCGAGGCCAACACGTTCAAGACCGCTGCTGACCAGTGGCTTGAAAAGAAGATCAAAGATGGGCGGGCCGAGAAAACTCTGGCGGGGATCAACGGAGCGCTGACCAACGACATACTGCCGGCGCTTGGTAGCAAACCCCTGAGCAAGATCACCCGGGCGGACTGTGCCAACCTGCAGGCGAGCATTGAGGGCCGCGGCGCCCACAACACCGCCGAGAAGGTGCGTGTATGGGTAAACCAGATATTTGGCCTGGCCATCGCCAAAGGCATGACCGAGAACAACCCTGCCAGCAACCTGATCGACATTGCTGAAAAGGCCCCCGAGGAATCGCAATACCCGCACCTATTGGAACCTGAACTGCCAGATTTCTTGCGGGCGATGGGCGAATCGCGGAGCGGGACCATCGTGCGTACAGCGGCATGGTTGACGCTGCTGACTGCATCGAGACCAGGCATGACGCGCTGGGCGGAATGGACAGAGGTGGACTTGGATGTGGGACTTTGGACCGTACCGGGCGTGAAGATGAAGATGAGGCGCGACCACATCGTGCCGCTTCCTACCCAGGCCATTGAGATAATCAAGGATCTGCAGCGGCTTACTGGCCGGTCGCGCTACCTATTCCCCTCCAGCGGCGAAAAGGTGCCGGTCATATCCGACGCTTCAATCAACAAGTGCTTTGCGCTGATTGGCTATAAGGGCCGGATGACCGGCCACGGTAGCCGGCATACCTGCGAAACGCTTTTGTCTGAGCACGGATGGCCAGAGCATTGGAGGGACATGCACCTAGCCCACAAGAAGCCGGGGCTTAAAGGGGTCTATGACAAGGCGATCTACCTCCCCCAGCGCCAGGCAATGGTGCAGTGGTACGCCGACTACCTCGACGCACTCAGGGATGGCATGACCGACGACCAGCGCACATTATTCAAAGCGAGGGTGAGTGCGGGATAGCGGCCTGACACGCCAGGCGTTCGCTTGTAGAATCACGACAGGAACTGATTGTCGCCGACGGTTCAATAATTATCTGTAAATGGTCGGCGCAAGCCAAATGGCTAGATACATACAAAAAGTAAAAACTTAAATACTTATCAAACTATTTTAAAAAGGTCAACCAATATGGACATTCCGAACCTGACTATAGTCATACCGTCATACAATCACGCAAACTACATAGTTGAATGCTTAGCGCCAGCACTAACAATAGATCCAGATCATACAAAAATTCTTATTATTGATGACGGATCAACCGATAATACTATTGATAAGTTGAATTCATTTTTAAAGAATTACGAATGCTCCGAAAGAGTAGAGATAATATCAAAGAAAAACTCCGGCCTTGTTGACTCTCTAAATTTTGCGCTATCTATGATAGATACAGAGTTCACATATTTAATCGCATCTGACGACATACCTTTAGGCGAAGGAATAACCTCACTAATATCCAAGATGGAAGAAAACCCATCAATTGGATTTGTGATAGGTGGAGGATCATATTTTTCTGGAAATGGCATGATTGGTGACATTTACAAAAAACAACACTCTGTTTTTTTTGCGCTAGCACCTGAAAATCGTGAGCAGTCAATATTTACTGATTATCCATCGCCATTGCTACTACAGTCTACCGTGTTCAGAACACATTCACTTAGGGCTATTGGCGGATGGGACAAGGATCTAAAGTGGGACGACTACCCTATTTTTGTAAAGCTCTTATCGGGAAACAAAGTAATCGGCCATGACTTCGACTTTTCACCAACAATAAAAACAGTTCTTTACAGGCAGCATGATAACAACGCATATAAAAACATAATCAAGCAATATTGCATGACAGAGCAAACACTTAAAAAAATAGCGCCAGAAAAAATAAAAAGAAAAGCTGTGTCTCGCGCATTCGCATTTTATACGCTTATGGCGATTAAGGATGGCGACATCAGGTCAGTAATAAGTATTTTTAAGTATGCAAGCCTTTTAGAATTGACATCAGGCATACTTAACATCCCATTTGTAGCATATGCAAACCTAATACGAAATAAGCTATAGTAGCTAAAAAATATGGCCGCACCAAAAATGGAACGGCCATATTACATTGCTTTATTACGGATTAATCCAAGAACGGCCGGTTACCCCGGCTTGAGTTTCAGCGAGGGTCATAGTGTCACTCCGCGAGCAAAGCCCGAAGCCGCCCAGATTAAATCGCATCCCGGTTGTACTAACGTTAACCGGGACAACGGCTTCGTTATATATCTCTACTGCTATAACAGAATCGTCGTTATTCGCATAAAGGTTGTCGAAAAATGAAACGGTGAATTCACGCATGGCGTTCACGACTGTTATCTCTTTAGTCCTTAGAGTAAGGCGAGACCCGTCAGGGTTATAAACTCGTACAACAACCTGCATTGCTAACGTAGAGCTAGCTTGCATAAGGAACTGACAGGTTACTAATCCGCCCTCGTACTGATTGGCCCGGGGGAGCTGGTAGCACAGTGCATTACTACCAGCACCGAAGTAAGAGTAGCCGACATAACGCGACTGTCTGCGAGACTGTCGTTGCGAGCCTGTCCCTGCACGCTCAAAGCTGGAAGCTGCGCTAGAGCGCTGAAACCAGTTTCCAGCCAGCGGAGTCCAAACATTGGCTGGGACTGTCACTGTCGGAACGCTGATGTATGCAAAATCACCGTTCAGGGCTTTGATCTCAGATCTGTACATATCCACGATGCGCACATGAGAATTCGTGAGCGGGATTACAGGGACATCGTTTGCGCGGATGCTGCCTACGCTAATACTCTGCCCATTAAGATCGTTCAGCGATACTAGTGGCGTGGGGTTTGCAGAAACATTCGATATGGAAATATCGTCAAGCTTCAATCGGTCTATCACTACCTCCGAGTTGGCGACCGCGATAAAAGCGTTACTGTCGAACAAATGCATGTTTGCATACGCCCCGTCAATAACAACGTCAGAAATCAAGTTATTAGGGGCTGGGGTACCGTCACCGATGAGAATAGAGGCGGAGTTGCCGAATGGAAGCTCCGTGTAATATTTACGGATCGTAGTTAGAGTTGACGGGTACCCGAGCTGGATCCCGATCAGCATCCCCTCGCAAGCGTTGTCGGTGTAAGAGTTCCCTACTCCCGAGGTGTAAAACCCAATGCCCCCAACCTCTCCGCCGAGGGACTTAACTCGGTTTTCTGAGATTACGCATCGGGAGTTACCCGTGTACCGCATGTCGGCACCGCCGGGGCCAATAGCGTCATCGTCAACAAACTTAAAAAAGTTTCCGTGCTTGTTGGTTACGTCGGCCCAGGTATTGCCACGAAAAATTGGCCACCAATTTTGGCCCTTTCCGACAAATGCCCACTCGCCAGGCGCGCCCGAGTTAACAATACGCATGTTTTCTATCGTCAGCATGTGACCAGTCCACGCTTCAAATGTGGCAATTTGAGGGGGGCCATCAACGATTGTTGCATTGCGCAGTATGTAGCTATCTTGCGACCAGAATGCACCGGATGTCAGACCCGGAGCGCCTAGCTTCCAGATCGGACCTTGGGCGGGAGGAGTAGGGTTGTCCCAGTGAGCCAGGTCAATATGTACCGGCGCGCGCCATTCTTGTTGCGCTAGTTCGGCGCCTTCTGGGCGTATAGGAGTCAAAGATCGGTTGCCAGCATAAGCATGGGAAGGCGGTACAGAAATAGGGGATGGTCCCTCAAATTCGGTAAGAACGGCTCCAACGGTCTTATCTTTGTATCCAATGCCCGCCGCACCAAGCAGGGGATTGTTTTTAGTCGCCAGTGACTGAACCGATCTGACTACGCCATCTGGGTACACATAGGCAACATTTGCCGCGTTATTGATAGGGCCCTGGCCTGTTTCGAGAACGCTGGCTACATAAGCCTGAACTGAGTGCTTCGTCGCCGCATCCTGATCGTCGACAGGATCTTTCACGCTGGTGATTCGGCGGTTTTCCGCGAAGAAATAATCCCGGCCGAAAGGTCGAGTCAGTGCCCTGGTGAAGATCGCGAACCCCTGCTGAATAAGCATGGTCAGCTTGTCAAAGACATCCTCATGCGTTTCCGCCAGGAACTTGCCCTGGTTGCGCAGGCTTGTCTGCTGGAACGCATCCATTTCGCGAGACACGACCAACTGGCCAGGCCCAGCAAGGGCCGTAACCGTGATGACGCTCCCACCAGCATCATTACCTGCGCCATTGACCGTGTAGTGCGTGCCAAGAGTCAGCGTCGTGCTGGCACCGACCGGATTGATGTAGGTAACTACCAAGTCCTCATTGGCCAGAAACTTGAAATAGAACGGGTAATTGGTTGTCACCCCGTTGGTATCAAACTCCGCAATGCTGCTTATTGTGTTGACGGTCACTGTTGTGACTCCTTTTCTCGGGATGAAAAAAAGCCCGCTCAGTGGCGGGCCTTGATGGTTGCTCTTGGCTTACTTTTTCGGGGCCCCATGCAACAGGGCCTTAATGAACTCGGCGGCGTCTTCGGGGGTTTCCTCGCCCACGGCGACGTTGTAGAGGTACGAGCCCTGGCGGGTTAGCGGTTTTGTCGGCACTCCAAACAGGTAGCCACCGGCGGTAACCACCGACTTGGCTGCTGCACCTGCATCCTTTTCGCCGGTAACCAATCCAGTCACTGCGCCAGCGGCCTGGCGACCTGCGTTGATGGCCTGCCATGCCGGCGAAAGCGATCCGGCATGACCGCTGAGTGCGGCGCCGATGGTGTCGCGGATGACTGGAAACCCGGAAACTCCAAACCCAAGCGTGCTTTTTGCCATCCATGCGGCGGTGTTCTCGTCTTCGTCGGGGCCTTTGCCGGTGAGCAGGTCGCCCACCACGCCCTGGAAGAATGCTATCGCCAGCATCGTAGCGGCTGCACTGGCCACGGTTCTTGAGCCTTGCCGGGCTTCAAAGATAAGGTCGCGGTTCTGGTTGTAGTAGGCCGAGAACGGGGTATAGAACATGGTCAGCAGGCGCATGGCAGCGCCCTGGTCCTTGCGCTGGATGGCAGCAATATCCATTGCCCCGGTGCCGCCCTGAGATAGGCGCACCGCGTTGTCGCCATCGAGCGCGGCGGCGGCCGCCTCTTTGCCGGCAGCTAGCCCTTCGCGATAGCTGGCCATCCAGATTGCGCCGGAAATGCCGCGATCCAGGTAGCCCAGCAGGTTGAACGAGAACCGCACAAGGTCGTCACGCTTGCGGAAAAATGCGTTCTTGCCGATCAGGTCGGCCATGCTTGAAGCAAGTCGGCCGTCCTCCATATCCCAACGCAGACGCATTGCCGGCGATGCATCGGTAATCATCCGGTACGTCTCGACCGGCGACCGGATGCCATCGAGCAGACTTTGAGCCAACAGCTTCGGCTTGACGTAGCGCAGCCCGGGAATCAGCCCGCCGACCTGCGCCAGCAAGGTTGTGCTGGAAAGTCCCAGACCCACGATGGACGTGTTGGTCCTGGCCGCGTCCAGGAACCGGTTAAAGTTGCCGGTTTCCGGTGGGTTCCGGTCGTTGGCTATGGCCTTCAACCACGGCAGGAACGAATCCGCGCCGCGCGGGCCGAGCTTGTCGAGCAGCACCGCCCTGATTTGGGGATCTTTGGTCAGCCGGTGGGCATCCTGCAGCGCTTCCCGGTGCGTCAGGTCGTGGACGTGCTGGGCCAGGCGCTGGGGAATGGCGCTCAAATCCAGCAGCAACGGCCCGCTGGCGTTGTCGTTACGCTGATTGGTGAACCCGTTGGACGGTAGCGCCCCCTCGAAACCCTCGTTGAACAGCTCGCCGCCCACGGCCGCCGGCGGCGCCCCTGCCCGTTTGCGGTCGTACATGATCGGGAAGTAGCCCCCGCGATATTCTCCGAAGGCAGTGCTGACGGGTTTCGGCTCAATCCGTGGCGGTGCGACCCCGGACAGCCGTTTGTACATGGCGGCAATGTCTGGCCAGAGGGTATCGAAGGAATCCCACACCGACTGCACCAGGTCCCAGTCCTGCTTATCCAAGCGGCCCAGCATGTCAGCCAGGGCAGCGTCATTCAGCTTGTTGCCCTTGAGCAGCTTGGTACGGTTCGACTCGTTGCCGGTGTTGAGCGCGTGCATCAAGATTTCACGGCGGTTGAACGACTTCCCAGCGCTGGCTATATAGAAGCGGTCGGCCAAGCGCTTGGAATCCATGCCGGCGAACTTCTCAACAATAGAGCGAATGCCGTTTTTGAATAGTGTGCGTTCATTGGCCTGGGCCTCGGCCAGCGGATTCCACACCAGCTCGTGCCATGGGCCGCTGGTGTTCCTGCCATCTAGGCGGTTGATCACGTTTTCCATGCGGGTCAGTGAGGCATCAAGCCCGGCCAGCGCACCAAATGCCTTGTCGGCGGTGGTCTCGCTGCTTTCCGAGGTCGCCACCTTGCGGGCATCGACTGGAACGTTGTCATTGAGGGAGCGGATCAGGTCGCTTCGGGCCTGCTCGTAGTCGCGCTTATCCTTGCGGTTCAGCAGTTTGTTTTTCAGCTTGGCCAGGTGTTCGATGTTCACCACCGCGTCACGCACGCCGTTCAGTTCCTCAAAGGTCAGATCGCGATAGTTGACCCTGGCGCTTTGCTCAATCAGGTGTTGCGGCACGGTGACCACGTTGCCGGCGGCTTCCTGCTCGGCGACAAACTGGGCCAGGCTACGGCGGCGCTCAACCTGTGGACCACTGACCTTGCGGAATTCGTACTGATCAAGCAGGCCCTCGATCTGCTCCAGGTAGCTGGCGCCAGCCTTCCCGATTCGCTCCCGGGTCGATGGCTTTTCAAAGCGGCGCATGAAGGTGTAGATCTTTTCTTCTTCCTTGCGTGCGGCGGTGGCTGCCCGGTACAGGTAGTGGTTCAGCAGCTCGCGCTGTTTGGCCTCGGCGGCCTCCTGCCAACGGTTCTTGGTCGCAAAGTTGAAGGCGTCACGGTTGGCCTTGCGCTCGGCGTTCAGGTACAGGTGCGGCTGGATATCGCGCACGGTCTTGTCGGCGATCACCTGGGTGGCGACTTCGCGAATGTCCTTCAATGACGGGATGGCGCTGTAGGCGTCATTACGCAGGGCGCGGGAATTGCCATCCTGGGCCCGTTGGACTTTCTCCACCTGGCGGCGCAAGCGATCAATGGCGCGCAGCTCTTCCCGAACCACCTGGGCCCGGTCATCGTTGTGCACTGCATCAATTGCACGATCAGCCAGCGAGCCGTCGTTGAGCATGTCGCCGTACTCGGCGCGCATCCGTGCGTCGGTTTCGGCCTGGATCAGCTCCTTGCGCCCGCGGGCGCCCACCAGGGCCTGCACCATTTCATCGCCGGACGTGTAGCCAAACTGCTCGGCCACCAGGTCCGGGTGGATCCCTTCATCGCCGGTCATGCCACGCAGGCGGGAAACTACCGGCTTGCCGTACCGTTCCACCAGCGGCCCACGGGCCAGCTTTACCGGCTCGCCGACCGTGCCATCTGTTTGCAGCCCCTTGCGCAGCAGATCCTGCACACGGTAAACCGGCTGGGCCTCGACTTCCTTGGTCACGGCTTCTTGCATCACGCCGCGCGCGTCCTTCCACCACTTCTGTTGCTCGCGGGTGAGTTCGTGCAGCGCCTCGGCGGTCAACTGTTCCTCGGCGGCCTTGCCAGCCTTATCGGCGGTAGCGCGGTAGGCGTCGAACTCGGCCGGCGACATACCGGCGGCCTGGGCATCGGTGAAAAGGTTGCGGTACGGCGCCTGGGCGACAGCGATTTCATCGTCGGTGGCCAGCAGGCGGTCGAACACGCGGCGCACTTCGTCATTGAGCTGAACATTGAGGCGGCTTGCATCCCGGTAAATCTGCGTCAGCCAGGCCTTGAATCGGGAAAACGCCGATTGCAGTGCAGCGCTGGGCGCCTTGCCTTCGCGCAAATACGCCTCAAAGCCACGGGCGAACTGTTCGTGCTGATCAACCTTGATTGCCGATCGATCGCTCACACCAAACCAGTCGAGGATTGTTTGATAGTCCTGCTTGACCTGGTCTGGCGCGTCGGCGCGGGCCGCCAGATCGCCCATCACTTCCAGGTAAAAGTGCCCGGTTTCATGCAGGAACGTGGACAGGTTGGCCTTGTCGGTCAGCTTGATATTGAACTTGCGGTCAGCACCGAACTGGATAAACCCGCGCGCGCCATCCTCTGCCTGGTCAAAGCGCACAGCGTCATCACCAAGCAATGCCTTGCGGACGGCCGCGTTGTCCATCTTGCCCAGGTCCAGGCCTGACTGATCAATAGCGCGCTGCAGCTCATCCAGAGTTGTACGGGTGTCCAACTGTTCCTGGTTGATGTTTCCGGGGGCTGACTGGCGCTGTCCACGCAATTCCTTGTCGAGCGAAGCCAGCAGCATGTCAGGCGTGGCACTCATCACGTTGCCAAGGTAGCCGGCCTCTGCTGCCTGTGCAGCCATATCATCAAGGCTGCGCCCGCCCTTCCTGGCAATACGGTTGAAACCACGACGCCCCACATCCGCGTCACGGGCGGCCAGCTCGCCCCCTTCGTCATTGATGCCGCCACGCTCGCGAATGAAGTCGATCAGCGACGGGCCATTGATCGTTGCGTCGTCTGGAATGTCGCCCATGCGCAGGCGATCCAGCAGCAAATCCAACTGATCAGCACTCGCCGGGCTGCGCAGCACCTCGGGGATATCGCGACCAACACGCAACTGGTACTGGTTGAACAGCTCGAAAGGGTCAACCCCGGAGCGTTCGCCCAGGGCACGGAAAGCGGACTGATATAGCGATGCCTCGCGGTCTGCGGTCTGCGCCTCACGACCAATACCCAGCAACTGCCCGCGCACATCCTCAAACACTCGGCGGTCAGATGCCGCTACGGTGTCCTGTTCAACCCGGTCACGCAGGCGGTCCAGCTCTTCCGGCACACGCTGCTGGAATTCGGCCAGCTCGCGCAGGGTCATTGCATCAGGCGTGGCACGCATGTCCTGTTCCAGCCCCCGGTGGTGACCATCCTTTGCAATGACCGAGGCCCACTTTTCCAGCGGGATCGAGATATCGCCGCCCAAGGTCAGCGCCTCGCCCAGGGCGCCAGCATTGCCAGTGGCCGCCGTGGCGAATTGTTCAGGGTCTAGGTTGTTATCCTGGAAGTAGCGCATGAACTGTTCGGCCGGTACCAGGATGTTTTCCACAGTGCCGCCGGCCTGCTCTTTCAGGCGAGCGATCAACGCTTCAGCACGGGCTGGGGAGCGCTTGAACATCTTGGAGTTCTCGGCCATGTCGCCCAGGCGCTGAACGGCAGAAAGATCCTGTTCGATCTGCCAGTACCGTCGGCCCGAACTGGCGCTGGCCATGGCCACGTCAAGCGGCGCAGTGGCCAGGCCCAAGGCGGCATTGAGGAACATTTCGCCCCCGGTCGCTTCCTCGCCGACGGCGGCGGCACCAGCAAGCGCGCCACCAGCACCACCAGCAGCCTGGGCCGTGCCCTCGACAGCGATATTGCCCAGCTTCCCACCAATGCCACGGCCAGCAAACGGAATGGGCAGCATGCCGCCCAGGGCGTTTACGGCGGCTTCTGCCACGGTGCGCTTGAGGCTGTAGGCGTAGGACTGATCGATATCGCCGGTTTTCTTGTAGCCCTCGGCCAGGTTCTCACCAGCACCGCCAGCAATGCCGGCGCCGAAGTTCACACCACCAACCACGATTGCTTTTTCGGCGGCCCGCTGGGCAAAGGTGCTGGCCAGGCGACTGACCGCAAAGTTCTTCACCGGCTGGGCGGCAATGCCACCAGCACCGCCGCCCACCAACAGGCTTGGCAACGCTTCGGTCAAAGCGCTGCCGATCAGCCCAGGGTTGCGCAAGGCATACATGCCGGTATCAGCCGCCGCGCTGCCAAAGCCTGCACCGCCTGCCCGGGCCTGATCGAACACCTGACCAGCGAAGGCGATACGCTGGTCACGCGGCATGGCCATGTAGCCCTCCACGGCGCTGACCACGTTGTTTTCGCTTTGCCCGGTGTAGTTCGGTTCATCCGTGCCATTGCGATCAAGGGCGCTTTGCGGGGCCAGCATGTTGACGAAGAAGCCGCCGACCGACGAAAGCGAGCGGTCCAGCAGGTTGGCGGCAGCCTCGCCCACCAACCCGATCTGGCCAATACCACGGGACAGCGCGTCACCAGTACCCGTTGAGTGCTGCTGACCAGATTCCTTGACGAAGCTGTCGAAGGCCCCCTCAACGTTCGACAGAGCGTCGATATCGTCATGCGCCACGCCGGCATTGTTCGGGTCGGTCAAGAACTTGTTGGTGACCGGGGCGCGACTCAGCAAGGCGTCATAGTCCACAGCGTCCAGCTTGGCCTTGCGCTCAATCTCTGGCCGGTTGCGCGATACCATTTCCGGCGGCAGCCCGGTCAGCTCCGCCAGGCGTTGGATATTGGCCTGCTCGTCCGGGTTGGTGTCGGCGACATAGCTCAAGGCAGTGCGCGGATTTGGCAGGTCCCGCCGGCGCTGAATCGCTGCGTCGTATTTGTTGGGCTCGGCGGCACCCTGCTCGCCGGTACCGGAGAGCAATTCGTCGTAACGATTCATTGGTTTGCCTCATTGAAAAGACGAAGGATGTCCGCGTCGTTGGGCTTCTGGCCGTGGCGCTTCATGGCCTCGACAATCTGCTGGTGCTCATCTGGCGGGATCTGCTTGATATCCCGGACGATCACCTGGTCACCGTCCTGGCGCTCAAATGCACGCTTCTGCGTGGAGAACATGCCAAGGAACCCAGAGCCGGGCACTTCACCCTGGATGAATGCCCGGTCAACGACCTTCTGCACCTGGTCGGGCGTGGCCTTCTTGCCCTGATCCTGCTCCAGAGCGCGGATCTGCGTATCAACGTAGCGGCGTGCGGCGGCCACTTTCTTGGCGTCTGACTTGCCGGCCTTTGCCTCGGGATCAATGCCAGCTACACGCAATGCTTCTTTGAATATGTTGTCGTTGCTACCGATTGATGCCGTGGATTCGGCGCCCTTCTCGCGGCGATCCTGCTGGAGCTTGGTCAGTTCCTGGAAGTCGGTGTCGGACAGCTTGCCGCGCATTCCCAGCAGGTTCAGTTCCTCGCCACCCACGATCAGGTCGCGGGCGCGGTAGTAGACCTCTTGGTCAGTTGGCCGGTTTGGCTTGTAATCCATGATCTGTTTACGCCCCTCGGCTGGCAGCGCAGCCCATGTTGCTGCCGGCACCTGGTCCCAGCTACCGCCCTGCAAAACCACGTTCCATGCGGATTCAAGGTTCTGGGAATCCTGCTGCTTGCGCTGCTCGGCCTGCCAGTCAATACGCTGCTTTGCTGCTTTCAAGGCAATTGACTTCTGGTCAACCGTCAGGTCATCGCGGGAATCAATGGCCTGGGCCACTTCGCCAAAGCTCGGCTCTTGCGCCTGGACAGCCTTGCCCAGCACCTTCTGGGTGTATTCGCGGGTCTCCTTGAAGGGAATCCTTTCGAGGAATTCAGCCTGGCTGATTTCGCCGGTGCGCGGGTCGCCCAGCTTGAGCTTGTCCGCGTTCTTGCCCGTGGCATTGGTGCCGTTGATCCAGTCGTTAACCATGCCAGGGCCTGCGTTGTACGCGGCCACAGCCAGAGCCGGCGACTTGAAGTCGTTGGTCAGCTTCTGGAAATAGGCCTGGCCAAGTTGCCGGTTGTATTCCGGGTCATTGCGAAAACGGGTTTCATCCCACTCAACGCCGGCCAGCTTGGCAGCCTCAGGCCCGGTGCTGGGCATGATCTGGGCGGCACCGATAGCCCCGCGATTGGAGGTCGTTGGTTGACCGTTGCGGTCAAATTGCCTGCCACCGCTTTCGGCCTGCAGGATCGAGGCGAACAGACGGTTGTCAGGGCTGCTCACAGCCTCGACAGCCTTGGAACCGACGCTAACGCCCACCTGGCGGTCAATCAACGGCTTGAGCATTTCAGCAGCCTTGATTTGTGCATCGGCGGTCATGTTGATGGCGTTGCTGGTGAAGTATTCGCGGGCCTTCATGGGATCGCGCGCGGCCAGTTGCTCAATGACTGCGGCATTCAGCCGGGTGTTTGCCTCCAGGCGTTTCTGCTCTGCCAGTTCAGCAGGAAGCCCCTTGCGCTGCGCCTCAGACCCTTCAACGATATTCATCTTGGCTTGGTAGTACGCCAACTGTTGCGGGTCGTTGGCGTACAGCGCGGCACCCTGGATAGCGCTTTTGCGCTGACCTTCGGCGGTATCGTCGTAGTGCTGCTCGCGCTGGGTGAACTCGTACCGGTTCAGCTCGTTTGAAAGCGAGTTGCGGCGGCCTGCAACGATCTGCGCGTACCGGGCCTTCTGCTGTTCGCTGGTCAGCGTTTCGGCGATCTTGGCCTGGGCGTCTTCAAACTGGGCCAACGTCTGATTGGTGATATCCAGCGCCTGCCCACCCTTGCGGGTGTAGACGCCGCCCTCAGGGTTGAACATGGTGTTCTGCTGCCACTCGGTAAGCTTGCGATCAGCGTTCATGATCGACGCTGTGTCGGCTTGCTCGCGGGACTTGTCGGCAAGGATCTGCGCGCCCCGTTCGAAGCTCTGCAAGCCACGGGCAATCGAGGTGTTATCAGGCGCAACGCCCTGCAATTGAATGGGCCGGGTTGGCTGCTGCTGGACCTGCGCCGTGTCGTACGTCGGTACTCTTGGCATTACCTACCCCTTACGCAAGCATCTGATTTGCATTTAAACGACTGGTGCCACCCACCATTGCGGCCTTGGTACCCGCGCCAGCCCCGCCAAATCCGCCGCCGCCGGCGAACGAACCAAAGGCATTGCCCAGGCCGCCCAGGATTGAACCCATGGCAGCACTCTTGCCGTTCTTGACGGTTTGCTTGGCGTTGGTCCTATCCTGCTGTGCCTGCACCCGGTAGCCGTATGCCTCACGCGCTGCGTTGTTCTGGATCGTCAGGGCGTCCAGCTCGCCGAGCATGGCTGTATCGTCCTGGATCTGGGCGGAACTGCCGCTGTTCACGTCGATACCGTTGGCGGCCTGCACGCTGCGCTGGGTACCGACCATTTGCCCGGTGCGCACACGCTGCCAATCTGCCGAGGTGTCGCCGGCGTTGATGGTCTCTTGGGCGGTTTGCTCTTTGAACATGGCGTTCTGTTTCAACATGCCCGATTCAAAGTTGGCGTTATCGGTCTGCCCCTTGGCCTGCATCAGGCCACCGGCCAAGCTCAAAGCGATGGGTATCGCTGCCATCCAGCACATGGTTATTCCTCTCGATTCAGCGTGAAGGGGTAGAACGGCAGGCGCTTGGGCCCATACGGGACGGCCTCGCCGAAGTCGAAACCAAGCCACTTCAGCCAACGAATGGCGGCGGTATTGCGGGCATCGACGTAATTGAACAGGTGCCGGTGGCGGGTCAGCATCCCCTGGACTTCCGGCTTGCAGACCTTCAGGAATGCGCGGGCGTGCCGCTCGACGTGTACGGTGCTGATCAGCCATGGCACGCCGATTGAGCCAAGAACGCTGTGCACCGCGTCACCGAAGATGGCGACAATATGGCCGTCCACTACGATCTTCCGGGCGTTCAGGCTGCCGGCGATACCATCTGCCAGCTCGTTTTCCAGGGAGACGCCGAGGCCCTCGACGATTTCGTCAATGTCGGCCTGGCGCACGTCGCGCAGAATGGCGGCGATATCCTCGGGCTCAATGGGCAAAACATCAGCGGCCACCAATGGTCACCTCCGGAATCACCGCCAGCACGGACAGCGGGAGCGGGTCGGCCTGGCGGATGAACACCCGGCCCTTGTTCTGCCAGGTGTTAGGGATGGTGATTTGTGCCTGACCGGTGAGCAGCTCAATAGGTGGCTCATACTCGTAACGGTTGGTCTTGGCTTCGTACAGCTGGTTTTTATTCGTGCCAGCGAGAATGCCCCGCGATTCCTCGACCACCACCGTCAGCGATGTGACTGCAATCTTCTTGTCCTGGACCGTTTCATTAGCGTTTTTAAGCTCAAGATCGAGGGTTTCCATGTCGGAGAAGTACTGAAGGCCGACATGAGCAATGCCCGCGGCTTCCTGCAACGCAACCGATCCACCGGTTACAACGCGCTGCGGATGCACGCTGCCGTCAGTCAGGATGGAAACGGTCTTGCCTTCCAGGTGGCCCAGGCCCGATAGTGTTTTGACCTGGCGGGCCCACGTTGAAACAGCCGTACCGCGCAACGATTCCGGGCAGATGATCAGCAGCTTGACGGTAACCACGCTGGTGCTGGTGTAGCCGACCACTTCAACCCGGACAATCTCGGTCACTGGGTCGCCCCTTTCGTCCATGACCTCGATCTTTAGCGAGTAGTTGAAGCCAATGCTGCCGGCGGTGAACGGCGTGTGCCCCACGGCGGTCATGGTCACCACCTCGGGAAATTGCCAGGTGGTACCACCGGAAAGAGTGAAGGTCTTGGCACTGTCAGTGTTGCGCCCGTCATAGGTCAGGCCGCAATCAACAAAGAAAGCATCCTCAATGCTGGTGATCTGGCGGGACGCCATGCGTTCGATATAGCGCTTCTGCACGCCGTTGACGGTGCGACGGACCACCATATAAAGCGCGTCCTCCTGCCCCTCGGGAACGCAGGCGATCGACTCAACAAAGCCGTCAGTATCGTGCCAGTGCCAGCCCACCAGCTGCTGTTCCGGCAGATAGGTCAGGCCCAACAAGATCCCGTCATCACGCACATACCAGACGATGGAGTCAGGAATTTTCTGATACGCAACGTTGGTCAGCTCCCGGCCCCGGAACAGGTGGGCACTGAACAAGGTCAGATCATCGGCGGCGAACCCGTCGGCATTGAGCGAGTAGCCGAACGACGACACCCGGCTGCCCCTGGCCTGCACGTACACCGCGCTGTTGCCCACCACCACGGGCTGAACGATCGATGATCCGTCGTAACCTTCAGCGACCGACTGAATGGTTTTGGCAGATAGGCCAGAATCTCCACCAGAGATTGTGAACTCGCTCCCCGAGGTAAACACCAGCAACTTGCGCAGCCCCGTCAAGTGCCGAACGCGGTTAACTTTGTTACTTACCAGCCTGGCGGTGATTGCGTCGTCATCTTTGCTTGGCAATGAAAAGCCAAAGTTCTTAAACAGGCCAGTTTTGCTCATCCACACCATTTGTGGATTTAGGTCGCTGCCACCGAACGCCAGGCGCTGTTGATAGTAACCAACGGCTCCTGGGTAGTTGCCTACACCAACAAACGGGTCATTACCGTTCGGTGGCGTGTCGGTCTTGATGGCTGTGATGTTCTGATCGGTGAACGTGAGGGCCGTAGCGCGACCGATGAACCCATAGATTCCCGCGCCGGCGTTGTCCTTGTAGACGATGTAATAGGTAGCCCCGGTGACTGCTGGCCAGGTGATGGTGGCAGACGCCACATCGGCATGGCTGGTGATTGGATTGGACGTAACCGGCAACGACTCGTCCAAGGTGTTACCGTCGTCAAGCACGGCCGTGATCTGGTAGCGCCACGTCTGCGCCACACCAGAACCACCGCCGCTAACAGCTGTAGCGGACGCCGGTGCCGCAATGCGCGGCGCCAGGCTGATTTCCGCAGTGGTCCAGTTGTCGTGTGCCAGTCGACTCAGCTCGCGGGGCTTGTAGCTGGGCTGCGCGAACGTCATCACGTCGGCGGACTGGGTGAAGTTCAACAGGCTCAGGTCGTTCTGGGTGTACGGCAACGCCAGCTCGAAAGGCTGGCCAATACTCGGGCCGGCGCTATACAGCACCTGGCCACCGTCCTTCATTACCCGCATGTTCAAGTCGCCGAACGCCAGCACGTAGGTCTGCACGTCGTTGAACTGGAACGGGATCAGGCGGCAACGCTTGGTCGAGTCTTTGACCTCGCACACGAATTTCGTGCCGGCCCGGTTCCGCACGCCGCCATAGGGCATGACCATGAAGTTTCGGCAGAGCTTGAGACCGGTGTAATAGCGGGCGATATCGGTACGGGCGCTGGCCGACGGCGATAGCTCGCCAGCCGCGAAGGTAGGCTGAGCAACGCTGCTCATGTTCTCACCGTGACGAATTCAGATTCAGGCTCTGGATCGGACTGAGACTCTTGGAAGGCCGAGCCCTCGGCCAGGGTCAGGGCCATCTGGTATTGCTGGGCGGCGAACTGCTGCAGGTCTGCCTTTGAGGTCAGCGGCAAGGCCAGATCCATTGCCAGGCGCCAGGCCAGTGCCTCGACAAACAGAGCGTCGAAGAACGTTGAATCTTCAACCTTGAAGGTGAAACGGCACACCGCCTCAGGTTGGTCGGTATGAATCACCCGCCCGCCGGCGTCGTAGCCAATTTGATATGGGATTTCCATGTCGCTGCTCAGTGCGCGACGAAACCCTGGTTGCACGATGTTGCGAATCTTGAGGCAGTCGGCCGGGTACCTATAACGGAACGCCCAGCCAGGCGCAGGGCTACCGAGGGAGGCCAGCGCAACGATCGATTCCGCGAATGGCCAGGGAAACCCTTGCAACACCAGCCCACGCAGATGTGGGTAAAGCACGCGGCACTGTTCAGCCTCTATGCTCCGCTCGGTAAACGAGGCAATCGCCTTGGTTACAGCCACCCGCGACAGCGCAAGGTTGCAGATTTCGATATCGCTGGACATTCGGGAACCTCAGAAAAAGAAAAGGGCCCCGAAGGGCCCTGAGGGTTTATTGCTGGTGGTCAGGCGTCTGGCAGTCCGTTGCCGCCGGTGTCGTCCTGGTCGGCACTGCCATCACTGCCTTGCTCGCCGCCAGCGTCCTGCTGGCCCAGGTGTTCCGGCTTGGTGATGTCGCCACCAGCATTCAGGCGAGCCGCTTCCGCTTCCGCTTCTGCCTTGTTGCCCGTGAAGGTGCCAACCATCTGGCCCGCCGCGTCCTTGACGACGAACTTGCCGGCCGCACCGCGTGCAGCCACGTAGCCGGTGTACTTCTGCGCCACCACCTCGGCCAGCTCCTTGCCTGGTTGCATCCAGCTACCCAGGTGTTCCGGCTTGGTGATGTTGAAGGTCTCGCCGACCTCCTTAATCCCGCCGCCGTAGTAACCGCGCTCTTTTGCTGTAACTTCCATGACGCCCCCTTACAGAATCGCGAAGCCGCTGGCGTACTTGGTGTTGTCCTGTACGTCTTTGACCAGGCCAGCCCAGAAGCGGCCAGCAGTGAGTGGACCAGTACCGACCACGTAGTTCACGCGCAGATAGCGACGAACGCCACGCGGAACGGCGACCTGCACCGGGCGGGTGCCAGCGGCGAGGCTGGCCAGGGCAAGCGAACCAGAATCGAACAGCGTCACCCAAGTGGCGTTGTCGTCGCTGGTCTGCAACTGGATGTTGGTGGTTGCGGCGCCAGCGGCCGCAGCGGCCACCAGGGTTGCAACCACCAGATAGATCGGCTCACCGGCGCCGATATCGCGGCGGGTGTTGCCATGGGTCAGCGGGCCCAAGTCAAGAACGTCAGTCGATGCCGCCGAAGCGGTAACGTCCTGCGCATCGCTGAACGTGGTCAGTTTGTCGGTGATCATGTTTCGGTCTCCAATGAACTAGTAACCAGCAGTCTTAGGCTACTGGCGCTTCGGTGTTGAGAAGGGCGTCGACAGTGCGGAATGGCACGCCGCGCAGGCTGGTGATGAACTCGCCGTCGTACTCTTGGATCTTGAGCTGAACGTTGGCTTTGTTCATGGCCTGAATGTCCAGACATTCCGCGATGGTGCGGTTCATATAGAACGCAGCACGACCCATTTTCAGGTTAGGGACGCGGTGAACGGCACGGATCATGGCTTCGATGATCTTCACGCTGGTGCCGTTGGTGTCGGCGATCAGATCCGATACATCGATGTTGCAAATGCGAACCGCATAACGCCAGTCGCGCAAAGCGATGCCGGGCACCCACTTGTAGTGGTCGCGATAGGCACGGAATTTCTTCCCGGTGCCGTCGTCCACCAGCTCAATACCCATATCGTTATGCTCAATGCCAGCCTTCGACCCCTTCGGATAGATGCCGTGAACGCATTGGTCGCCCCAGACGATCAGCCAGATCGACGTGTTGTCGGAGCCTGCACCCCCCATCTTGATGATGTTCTGGCCGTTCTTCGCGGTGCTGTCGCTGTAGCGCGGCGACATACCCAAGAACTGGGCGGGGGCAAGCGCGTCATTGTTATAGAACAGGCCGGTGGCCATGTCCTGGTTCATGCCTTCGATGAACGCCGAGTTTTCGGAAAGCCGGAAAGCAGCAGTGTTGCCGTTCAGATTGGCCAGGGCCTCGTCGACGACGCCCAGGTTTTCCAGCATTGCGCAGGTTTCATCAATCTGGGCAGTAGTGGATTTGCCGGTATCAATACCGCCGTTCAGCGCACGCCAGGTGCCCTTTGGCAGGCCAGTACGAGCTGTGGTGCGGTGCCCGGTGGGAAGGTTGCCTTCCAGCCAAAGCATGTCGGTCAGGATTTCATTCGTTTGATCCAGCATCTCAACGATGCGGGCCTGCTTGTTGTCTGGGTCTTGACGCTTTGCCCAGTCCGCCAAGGTGATGGCGGTGTTAGCTTTGATAGCCATGCGTTGTTACTCCGTGGGATTAAGAGTTGCTGCCGTAGAACACTTCTTCGTTCGACTTACGGCCGGTGTTGGACTGGCTGCCAGGCAAGACGAACTTGTCTTCCGAGATAGCCGCGCTGATGCGGTGGCAGAACTTGAACAGCGCCGGGTGGTTGCCCAGCCCGGATTGATTCAGCAGCTCGGTCAATGCCGGGTCGCCGAAGGACTGAATGACCTTGATGGCGCTGGCTACGCTCTTTTCGTAGTTCTCGCCGCCGATTTCAGGGTCGTTCTTGATGGATGCGGCCCACTCCTGGGACTGCTTGACTACAGCGGCCTGGTATTCCTCGGCCTGCTTGGTCGCCAGTTGGGTTTGAAAGTCGATCAACTGCTGGGCCTTGGCCTGCGGAATGTTCAGTTCCTTGGCCAGGTTCTTGAATGCACCCAGCACCTCGACGTCCATTTCCATGCCTTCGGGCAGGGTGAAGTCCTCGTAGGCCTCTGGGGCGCCGGCAGGTTTGTCCTTGTCGTCAGCGTCATTGCCGTCTTCCTTGTCCTTGGCTGCGTCAGCTTCCTGCTGGATCTGCTCAGGGGTTTTGGTTTCGGTTGTGGATGCCTCGGTCGCAGCTGTGGTGGTGGCAGGCGTCAAAGTTGTGGTGGCCTGGGTCGTATCGGCGGCAGTAGTAGCCGCAGCTGCATCAGCTTCACCACCGCCGCCACCGCCTGCATCAACCTCGCTCATGTACACGCGGCCAAGCAGCTTCATCATCAAAGGGCTCATTCATCTGTCTCCTGGGGTTGATCGTCAGCAGGCTGCTCAGCGTTCTCGGCAGCCATGACGGCGTAAAGCTCGGGGGTCAGGTCGTTCACCTGGCTCAAAAGAAGAAGGCCAACATTGCGTTGGCCTTCGTTGTAATTCGTGACTGCGTCCGTGGGACCAATCGAGGACTGAAACAGCCTGCACTCCCCCATGGTTTTCCACAGGAAGCGGCGCCCGCGGTGGTCGCTCATCAGCCACTTGAAGTCGGCGATATCCTGCAGTTGTTGGACTGTTGGCTTCTGCTTTGGCTGGTCGTCCATCACATAGCCCCCGCAAGCGCGGTCAGGGCGTTATCCCCACTGGTGTCGGTCTGGCTCAACAACTGGGCGCCCTGGATAGCGCTGCCGAGTTCCTGTTGCATCTGCTGGGCTTGCATCTGCTGGGAACGCTGCTCGCGGATCTGCGCGACCATGTCGTCAGCCCGCACCAGGGTCGGAGGCACACCGATCAGTTCAAAGTACTGGCGCATGGCTTCGTCGGAGTCGAGCAGGTCCAGTGCCTCAGTGCTTTGGGTCACGTTGGCCACAGTGCCGGCGAACCCGATAGCGCGCTCAATGCTGGAGACGCCGATAGCCTTCTGGGCCTGGGCCAGGATGCTGGTGAACTCAATGCGCAAGTCCATGTTGGCCAGTTCTTTCGGTGGCGGCGGCAGTAAAGGCGCACCAGGCAGCATGCCTTGCCAGCGCGGGATGGACTGTTCCAGCATCTGGTTGAAGTACATATCCACCAGCGGATCAAGCAGATCGTCGGTCTGACGCTCGAGCACCGGGCCCAGCATCAGCAACTTTTCTTCCTTGCGGGTAGCAATCTCGTACGCGGTGCGCTCGCCGTCCATCTGGCTGATCATGAGGAACAGGTCGACAAAGAACGCGGTGTCGATGATCGAGCTATCGGCTTCAATCTCGCCACGCAGTTGGCCAAGCCAGGTGGGATTCACCTCATACAGCGGGGCAAACTTGGCGCCAACCTGCATATCGTTGAGGTAGGTGATGCTGCCCGGCAGGATCGAGGCGCGCTGATTCTTGAGGCTGACTGGCGCCCCCATCGGCGGGCGCACGCCCTTCTCCAACAGTTCGGCCTTGCGGCGCTCCATCAACTGAATGGCCTTGGTGGTGCCAATGCAGATCGAGCCAGGGCCTGTGCCATACACGTCCTCGCCCAGCACGTCCCAGCGCGGGGCCATGACCGGGAACACCTTGAACCCTGACTCACGCAGCATCGAATCCTTATCGCCGCTCTTCTCCCAGTACACGGAGCGGAAAGGCATATTGGTGTTGTCCTTGCGCACCTTCTCGCGGGTGTCGTTGGGCTCGATGCCGTGGCAGATGTCAATCCAGGCATCTGGCTTGTTGGTGAGCAGGGTCTGAGCCGTAGTGCTCATCTTGTCCTTGCCGAACTGCTGTTCCATCTGGCGCGCGGTCATGCGGAAGTCGCGGTAAAGCGTGTCTACCTGGTTGCGGCTGTTGTTGGCCAGCATGTAGCTGCCCACGGCCAGCGGGTAGCAGCGGAGCAGGTCACTGTCATCTGGCATCACCACCATGGGTGCCGTACCAAAAATTGACTCTTCCGTGTAGCGGTTTGGCAGAACGCTGTACAGGTTGCCCCTGGCCATGACTTCTCGCATGGACTTCTCGGCAGCAAACAGCCATGCCTTGACCGGGGCGTAATCCATAAGTCCCTGATCGGGAGTGCCAAACTTCACCCATGGAGATGCTGGGTTCGTCATGCCTGTATGCATTCCAGCGCCAGTCGTGCGTGCCGCAAACGTGGCCTGCGGGTTGATGATCTTCTGGTCGCGGCGCTTGCCGTCGTTGGTGTCGGTATTGTTCCAGCGGCCAGAGCGCGGGCTGATGAAGTCGCCCAGATCCTTCCACTCAGGAAGCCAGTTGCTGTCGCGCTCGCTCTTGAGAGCGGTGTAGCGCTTCTCGCATCGTTCGCGCAGGGAGTCGGCCAAGTTACACCCCCAACAGCGTTTTCTGGCTGGTGTTGGCATTGCCAAGCACGCCAGACGAGCCGGTCAAGATGGTGCCGTTTTGGCCGGACTGGGCCAGGCGGCGCTTGCGTTCGGCCTCAACAGCGGCCTGTACTGAGTCGCTGGAGGTGGTCGGCGCTGCGGGATTGGCCGAAGTACCAGAGCCAGACGCCGCTTCTGCTGCGGCCTTCTCGCGCTCGGCCTTGTTGAACATGCCGGTGTTCTCGCCAAACATGTTCGGCAGGCCCATGCCTTCAAGGATTACGTCACCGCCACGCAAGGGGTCGAGCTTGACCACCTTGTTGACCAGGTTCTTGATGCTCTTTCCGCACATGTCAGTTTCTCGCGTAAGGATCGTATTCGGATTCAAGGCCGTTGTTGCTGTCTCCGGCCCCGCTGTAGTTGCTGTATTGGCTTTTCATCACCGGCATGGTGAAGGTAAGGGCCAGGGCGTCACCGTCGTCCGGGGATATGCCCAGGCGCTTCTTGATGGCGTCCTTCTTTTCCAGCGCGATCTGGTCGCTGCCGTTATGGGAGTACTCGGGCGAAGTCAATTCAGCCTCAAGCTCGGCGTTCTTCTCGATGGCCAGGCCCGCGCGGATGGCTTCGCGCATCTGCCACCACATGTAGGTGCGCATGTTGGCGTAGTGCCGGTCTGGCGCTGCGCTGGCGAAGTTCACGTCGATGATCACCACGCCCGGCATGAGCCGGCGCAACTGGTCGGCAACTGGTCCGCCAACGCCTGTCGAGTCAACAAACACCGCGTCAGGGCGCTTTTCCTGCACCACGGTGCAAACCTTGGCGATGAACAGAGTGGTGTCGCGGGTTTCGCTGCCTGGGATCCTGATCGCCGGTATCGATCGAGCATCAAGGCCGCGCCGGAACCGGATGACGTTGTTGTCGATACCGCCCCGGGCAATGTCGATGCCGCAGACCAGGGCATCGTCCATGCCATACACGGCCTCGCGCTTCATGGCTTCCGCCACCCAATCAGTTGGGATCAGTTGCAATTCAGAAGCCCTCGGGAACATGCCGCGTACACGGATACGGAAGAAGTCGCTGTCCTCGCCGTAGTCCGCCTGCCACTTGGCGATTTGCGTTTTGTTGGTGCCTTCGACCGTCCGGCTATCGACCTGGCGGTGCGCCCAGCGGTGCTTGTACCGGGTGAAACACGCCCGGAACCGGCCGGTGGTCTTGGTTGGGTTACCGAAGGCAGCCCAAATGATTTCGGTGTTCTCGTCGGTCAGCGCACCCTCGGCCACCTCCCACACCAGGTCGGCGATGGCTGACGCCTCGTCGAACACCAGCAGCAGGCGTTTGCCTTCGTTGTGCAGGCCGGCGAATGCCTCGGTGTTGCTTTCCGACCAGGGCACCGCGTCCACGCGCCAGTTCTTTTCGTGTTCCGGATCGGTGCTGATCAGCGCCGTGGCCGTGATACGGAACCAATGCGACGTGATGGAAAGCCGGTTCCACTTCGCCACCTCGGGCCAGGTCTTGGTCCTGAGCTGGGTTTCGGTGTTCGCTGTGACAACGCCGCGCGCATCGACGCAGGTGTCGACACACCACTTAATGAGCCAGGACACCAGGGCAGACTTGCCGATGCCGTGGCCGCTGGCCGTGGCTTCGTGGATAACCTCGCCCAGATCCTTGGCGCCGGCGCGTAGCTTCCTGCCGATTGAGTCGAGGACTTCAATCTGCCAGGGCCTGGGCCCGTGCTTGTTCGCCAGCTCGGTGCCGGGCTCGCCCCACGGGAAGGCGTACCAGACGTAACCCAGCGGGTCTTGCGCAAACGAGAGGATGTCCTCGACCAGCTGTTGTTCCTGGTCAACCTCTGCTGGCGCGTTCACGGGCTTTGGCCATCCGTTCGGAAAGGGTGTGGGTGACGTCTACTGCCACCTGGTCCCGGAAGGCATTGACGTTGACGTGCTTGCCGATCAACTCAAGCGCGCGCAGCTTGTCGTGGAACTTGACCTTGCCCGTCTTCATGTCCACTTCTTTGACCATCTGGCGCCAGATCAGCGGCCATTGCTTGATGGGCAACAGCTTGCCGTCATCGCCGTGGATCTCGGCAAGGTCCATTTGGTCAATGGAAGTAAGGCGCTTCAGCACGTAGTCAGCATCAACCTGTAGGCGCTTGTTGCGAGCCTCCATTCCGGCCGCAATGGCTGCTGCCACCTCAGGGTTCTGCATCAGGTTGTAGGCCTGGTCCTTGGCCCCNTTCACTGCGTACCCGGCGCGGATGGCTGCCTGTGTTTGNTTCAGGTCCTTGTCTGCCAGGTACTCGAAAACAAACGCCTGTCGCTTTGCTGTCAGGGCCATAGGTCACTGCCCCTTTTGATTGGTACCGCCCAGGCAGACGGTGTTGATGTAGTCCTGTGCCGCGCGCAGGGCTATCAGTCCTTCGTCACCGTCGTTGGCGATGGCGACAATTCTTGCTCCAGCCGCTGGGTCAAGTTCGGCTCGCGCTTCTGCATCATCCAGGCTGGTGGAGGTGGTGGCGGTTCGCACAGCGGGACAGGTGGCCTTGACGGACAGCCGGCGAGTGCCAGTAGCGACAGCAGCAAGAAGCTGGTTGTTAGTGGTCTGCGCATCGGTCAGGGCCTTTGTGTGTTCGGTGTCGAGCTGGGCCAGCAGGCGCTGGGTGTTGCGCCGTGACGCTGCAGCACGCTCTAGGGTGGAATTGCGATCCTTCGCAACGGCCAGATCCTTGGCCTGTCCCTGGATGTGGCTCCAACCGCCATAAATCACCAACAGACAGCCAACGAGTGCGGCGATCAGGTAGCGGGTCATGGCGGGATTCCTTAATTGGCTTCGTGCAGCTGCTGTTTGAGGGAATAACCCATTAGCGGCCACAGCTCGTCTTTGGCGTTGTCGATGGCGATGTTCTGGCCAATCTCCGCATTGTCGTTCTCGGCAGACACGGCAACCGATGGCTTGCCCACCACCGCAAAGCCGTTGCGGGTAGTCAGGATCGCCCAGCGCAGTACCTGGCCAGACCTTGAGACGTGCTTGAGAATTTCGGTGTCTGCGATGTTCGCTTCCAGATCGGCAAGCGTGACGCGCGGCGCGGTCAAGCCTTTGGCCTGGATTTCCTGTTCGATTGCTTGGTCGTTCACGGGGATTGCCTCTCGGGTTGGGTGATTCATTGCGCTGCCATGCACTTGGCGTGGCGCTCCAGCTGGCGAGCCCACACGCCCCAGCAGCGCTTATTGCCAGGCGTTGAGCAGTCGAAGCCAGCGGCATAGCGGTATTTGAGAAGGTCATTGCAGGCCTGGACGTAGTTGCCGGCCAGTAGGCTCTTGCGGGGCGAGCCCTTGCGCCAGGTGCCAATGCCGTACTGGCCAACGAAGTCCATGTATTCATCAAACTCGGCCTGGTACAGCTTCACGCCTGGGAGTGATGCAGCGAACTGCTTTTCCGCCTGGCTGTTCAGGTTGCGGGCCAGTACTTCGGCGCGGGCCGGGGTGATCGTGTCGCCCATGCGGACTGGCGAGCCGTCTTCGTATCGGGTGGATCCGTGGCCAATGGTGGGCACGTCGCCCTTGGTGGGGATGACAGCGACAGGCGTGTAACCCTCGCTCGCCTGCCAGGTGGCGAAGCCGGCGGCGCTCAGGCTCAGCATGCTGACCGCGATGCGCTGCCGTAACTGGGCGTTCATATCTCGCACTTATCCTGCAAGGCTTTGACACGGGCTGCGCTCTCGGCCGTGCGTGCGGCGCTCTCGGCTGCCTCCCGGCGATCACGGCGAATCTGGAAGTAGGTGCTGACCAACAGGCCGACGACCGCAACCACCACGCCAGCAATACCTATCCAGTTGACCTGGGACAGCCAGCCAACAGCACCAGTTACGGCGCCGACCGCCATGCCCTTGTTGGCAATTGACGCTCCCACCACCTCTACGATCCCTTCCGGTGTCGGGTTGGCCATGTTGTTCGAACTCCTGCCTGGGGCTGCCATGAGGGCCTCCAGAAACGAAAAAGCCCCGGCAAATGCCAGGGCTCAGGGATGAATTCCAGCCAACAAAAAACCCGCACTTGGCGGGTTCCTGGGGTCTGGACGTAACTTTGCAACGTGGTAAAAAGGTACAGGAACACTCATCATTTGGTCAAGCGACCCGTTTTGACACGTCTCCCACGCGCTGGCGCTGATTCCAGTACTCGCCCAGGCGGTCGAGGTAGATCAGGTGCCGGCCGGGATTCTCCACCACGTCTCTGCCCCACTCTGCCCGGTATGCCTCGCAGTAGACCCGCATGCGCTTGAACCAACGGCGCAACGCCTGATCATCCATCGCCACCAGGCGCTCACGCAGCGCAACAATCGACTGTTCGCGGCGCCCCATGTACGCAATGGATCGGTCCTGCGCAACATGCTCCCGGTCATGCACTGCCCAGCGCGACATGCCATCACCTACACGCTCGGCCATTTTCACGATCACCGCCGCCACGGGCCTCAACGCCTTCGCGTCAAGCTGGTCCACGGTGCTGGCGATGGCTGCCCAGATCGCAGCCCAGTCCCGCGCCCAGTTGGCCACGCTGACCTTGGTCCCGTACCAGTCGCGCACGAACTCGGCAACACGGCCGGGGCCCCAGGCTTCACGCCCGTTGACGGCTGCCTGGTGGCTCTTGATCGCGGCCAGGGCCATCCAGTAGGCGACCTCGCGGCGCTTGGCGGTGCATTCGCCCAGGTCCACGGTCAACCACACCAGGGCATGCGCAACGTTAATGTCCTGGCCATTGGCGATAGGCGAGTACAGCGCGTGCCCGAAGTGCTGCAGCGGCTTTGGCAGCGTCCCAATGGCGGATTGCACAAGGCCGGCAGCGAGCATGTGCGCGCACCGGCCGTTGCTGTCACGCATCGAGGGGATGGTTTCACCGATCACCCTGCCCCGCTTGCCCAGCTTGATACGCTCCTGGGCTGCTGCCAGCACAGAGTCGCGGCTTTCGTGAAGCGCCTCCCGCCATGCTTGCCGTGCGCTGATCAGTCTCATAAATCCCCCTCATTGCGTATTTTCGCGTATTGCTGGTCAATCACAGGCACAGCGGCACAATTCGAACGTGGACGCCCGGGATAGCTCCCCAGCGCCGTCTAAACGATCCNTCCGTAACCTGCACGTCATCCTTGAACACAACGCCGTTAAGAGCGTCACAGACGGCTTTGAGGCAATTATCAGAATCCGGTTTTTTCATGCACGCCACCTCCCCAGCCAAAGCCTGTAACTTCCATTTTTTTGACTTGGATTGAGGGACGCTGTGGACAATGCGCAGCTCGATCATCACCGGGCCTTCGATCAGGGCACGCCCTTGCATCACGTCCTGGGCGGCGAGCGCGATCAGCCCTTCGTAGGCCACGGTCTTGGCTGGCGTGTACATCCGGGCGAAGTTTCCGACCTTGCCGATACGGGCGCGGCCCTTGCCTTGCGGCTCGCCTGGCACGAAGAACGACACGGGTTTGAGGTCATGCATGTTCGTCTCTCCGAATGCCGAGTTTTGCCAGCAGCAGTGCGCGGCACGATTTGGGGTCTTTTGGAATTTCGAGGATGGCGACCAGCTCGTCGGCGACCTTGCGGGAGTGTTCCAACTGGATCTGTTCACGCGGCCGCATGCTGTCGTGGCCCAGGCCTTTGGCGATTCGCCCTTCCAGCGGCTGGCCGGTCTGCGCGCGGCGCATGACGATGGCGTAGTTGCGTTCGAAGCGCTGGCGCAGGGCCTTGTCCTGGTGCATGCCGGCTCTCAAATCAAACGTGCTGGTGGCTTCGGCAGCGATCTTGACGGCCTTGTGGCTGTAGGTTCCGCGCAGAGCTTCGTCCCATGCCTGGGCTTCTGACGGCAGATCGTCAACGCGCTTGCACAGGTCCATGAAGTCGCTGGGCGATGGNGGGAATTTGCACTCCAGCACCATGCGTTGCAGGCCACGGTCTACGGCGTCGTCGCCCAGTTCCTGGATGGCGAGCATCCACACNCGGCGGGCGAGCGTCTCGGCGCGCTTATCGCCGTAGTGTTTTTCGTACCAAGCCGGGAACGAGATTTTCAGCGTGGTGAANACACGGCGCACGGCGCTGCGTGCTTCCTGGTCCAACGGGGTGACGTTCTCAGCCGCCAGCTCACCAGTCGGGGTCGGTGAGGATGTCGTGAGCGTTACGCGTGCGGCTTTGAGCAGTTCGTCTACCGGTTTCATTGGGTGTTCCCCCGTTGGCTTGCTGGGTGCGGGCTTGGCGTTTCAGTTGCTGGGCGAGCGCGTGCTCCCACTGGGCCTGTGTTTTCAGGTCGTCGGGTCGGCTGATCCAGTAGGAGCGGAATTCAAGAAGCTGATCGGCTTCGAAGGTTTGGTTTGCCATGCCATTGCGGAACAGGACGGCGGTGAACGTCTGGGGGTCTGGCTCCCAGGCATCGTGAAGCGAGAATTTCGTCTGCGCGGTATGTGTGTGTTCTTGATCTTTAATCCCTGTCCCTGTCCCTGTCCCTGTCTTAGCCGTGTCAGGTGCGTGACCTGTCACCGTGACAGGTTCGTGACTTGTCACACCTTGACTGCCTTCGATCAGGGCCTGGTACCGCGACCTGAGTTCAGCGGTAGGGACGTTCCAAGGAAGGACAATTCCAGCCAGCCGCAAACCTTCGAACATGCGCTTGCGGTCGTCTCTCTCCCTTTGTTTGCGGGCTTTCTCGTTGTCTTTTACCTCTCGGTACTCAACTCGCTCAGCCCATGCATCCATCGCCTTTTCAGTGACGACTGAGTGGTACAGGCGATCATCGGAACACTCGATAAAGCCACGAAGGGCACCGCTTTTCACCTTCTTCCAACCCTTAACATCACGGCCAAAACCGGCATAAGCAGCCAGCGCCGTGTCGGAATTTGGTAGCGAGCCGGCGGGAATTTGGTTCCAAGACGCACACCAAAGCATCACGGCGGCGCGAAATTCTTCGCCGGTTGCCTCGATTGCCAGGTCACTGTCGCGCAATCTGTTGACATCCAGAGGCATGAACGGCATGCCGCGAAGGTCAACATCCGCCGATATTGGTGGATCGGGCCTGATGGTCATGATCAGTCCCACCCCAGCGGGCCGGGCCGCTTCTTCTCTGCCTTCAACCCGATTTCAGCCAGGGTTTCCAGCGAGTGCAGATAGGCAGGCGTCACGACAATGGCCGACTGAGGAACCACACGCAGACCAAGGAACGAAAGCACCTGGGCCCATCTTGCGTATTCACCATCGTTCCACCTGGAAACGGTCGACTCACTCAACCCGGTTTCACGTGCTATCTCTTTCTGACCGACAGACAAAACCCGCTGCAAGATCAGGGTTTCCGTCTCCCGTGCGGTTTCATCGCCTTCTTGGCCTAATGAGGTCGTCGACATGGTCAGGCCACCGACTTGGAGGCTTCCGCCTCTTTGTGCATGGCCTCAATCGCTTTACCGGCGTTGTAGCCGATACCTGCGCCCTTACTGGCGCGGTGGATTGTTGGCTGAGTTGTGCCGGCTTTTTTGGCGATTGCTGCCTGGGAAAAGCCCCAGCCGGCAAGGTCTGCAAGCATTTTCTGAATGGTCATTCTGGCTCACCAATGCATTTACGTATTGGTCGATGATACGCAAGCGCATTGGATGCCGCAATAGACTCCTTTTTTAATACGTTTTCTTATTGGGTGTTTGCATGAAGATTGGCGAAAGACTTGCTGCGGAAATGGAGCGCCTGGGCTTGTCGGAGGGCGAGCTTGGACGGCGCTCTGGCGTCAATCAGCCCACCATTCACCGGATCATTACCGGCGACTCAAAGAACCCCCGCCAGGACAATATCGACAAGATAGCCAAGGCTCTGGGCGTGACCACTGATTGGCTTTGGCGTGGCGGTGACAAAGGATCAAATGTTGTTTTGGCGAACTTCGCTGGCAAGGCAAAGGGCGATATCGATATCCCTCAATACGACGTGGTGGGATCTATGGGACCAGGGCAGGTTGTACCAAGCGACTATATCGAGACGATCCGAAACATCACCGTGCGCCAGGAGTACTTGCGGGAGCAAGGCGTCAACTACAGCCGACCGGAAAATCTGGCGGTAGTGACCGGCTTTGGTGAAAGCATGGAAAAGACCTTTACCAGTGGCGACCCACTCATCATTGATAAGGGCGTGAATGAGGTAGTGGTAGACGGTGTCTATCTGTTTTCGCTGGATGGAGTTCTGTACATCAAGCGCTTGCAGCGGCTGCCGAAAATGATCCGGATGATCTCCGATAATGACGCCTTCCCGCCCTACGACATCAAAGGCACCGAGTTGGACCTATTGAGCATTCACGCGCGCGTGCTGCTGGCCTGGAACTCAAGGAAGCTATGACATGTGGGCAAGGACGAAGAAGGCGATCTATTGGACTGTTTTATTGTTTGTTGTAACTATCGCGGGGGTTGTCGGCAAGCAAATCGGCGGGGAGATCGGGAAGCCGTCCAAAGCTGAAACCCTGAGTAAGCTGGTGACCGAAGCTGCGGCAAAGCTAAACGCCCAAGCCCCTAAAAAGCTCGACGAAATTACGACTCTCGTTCGCGCGGAAGCCTCAATGGGTCAAAGGCTGACGGTTTATTACACCCTGGAAAATTATGACGCCTATGCCAAGGATTTCAGCCTTGATCGGGTTCAGTCGGCAATAACCAAAAATGCCTGCGACAAGAACAAGGTCGGTAAAGGTCCGTCACCGCTATCTCTGGGCATGTTTTATACCTACGTCTATTCCCGAGAAAACGGAAAGGTCATTGGCCGATTTGAAGTGAGCCAGCAAGACTGCTATCGAAACCGATAGCCCAAACGAATCAATAGCCCGCCACCGAGCGGGCTTTTTTACGCCTGGAGAAAAATCAATGCATTTACGTATTGACTGCATCAATCCGTTTTCGTATTGTTCGCACATCGCAGCAATACGCGAACCGCTCTTTAACAACCAGCCGCAACAAAGCGTCGACCGGGAAAGGCTTTGACGCATCGGGCGTGGGCGACTCCCACCCTGATGCGCCGTATAGACCTCGGTACGTCGGCGTGCAAGACAACGGAAATTTTCACTGATGCACCTGGCGACGGGTGCATTGGGAAAACAACCGGAGCAACAGACATGACACAGCAACAGCTTGAATGGGCGCTGCAACACGACTGGGCTTTGATGGGCTGCGTGGATGCCGAGGGCAATCTCGGTATTGACGTGCGCAGTGATGACCAAGTGTGGACAGAGCCCAAAAGGTTTTACGACTTCCAGGCCCTGCGCGCCTGGGCTGGCTATTGAGTGCATCACCTCTGCCCATTCCACCGAGTGGGCAGACGGATGCAATTACCGCCCCTGGAGGCCCGCCATGTTCGATAAACACGCAAGAGAGATGTTCGATGAACAGCTTGAGTCGGCAAAGAAGTGGCCGGCCTGCTGTAAGGACCAAGCGGAAATTTGCTTGGCCTATGCCGAAGGGATGGCGAGCTACGCGCTGATCCGTGGCGACATTGGGCACCACGACTTCGCCCGACTGAATGCCAGCATCAAGAGCGTGCGCCTCAACCGCACAGCGAAAGAGATTCGCGAACAGCGGTTGTCGGCGGCATGAGCGCCTATGACATGTGGCTTGAACCACCGGACGAGCCAGACGAACCGATCGATGTTGACCCCGATATCGACTACGAACCTGAACCCGTTGGCGATTACCGCTCAGACGAACGCCAAATCATGCTGGAGCGCCGTTATGAATAGTAAATGCGTGGCGGTTATCGCCACCAGCCACACCGCCATTGCCAAAGCCCTGATCGCTCAGGGCTTTTTTATGGTCGCTGACCTACCTAAACCTGTCCGCCTGGAACACACACCGCGCGGCATGCTGATTGCGAGGGTGTCATGAGCATTGTCGACAAGATCGTCAAGGAAGCCGAAGCCTTACGCGTTGCCGAGGGCAACCTTAAAGGCGCTGTTGATCGCTATAACAAGATCAAAGGCTTGGGGGGCCAGCAAGGCTACGGCATCACTATTGATGGCGTGCATGTGTCGGTGGCTGAAATGGATCGGTATTACAGCCCCAAGCTGATTCGGGGTCGAGAAATGATCCACCTCGGCGCGCTTAAGGCATTGGACGCTGAGATTGACCGATGCCACGAACGTATCAAGTCCTGCCGATTGGCCTTGGCGGGCATGGGCGAAACGTTGGCACAGGCTGCCGCATCATGACCACCCGCCAGCGTGACCGGCGGCGCGCCATCCGCTGGACCTCGGCCATCGTTGGCCTGACCTTCCTCACCATCGTTCTACTGGGCCCCGCTATCGGCGGCCTGATCACTCAATAGGTAAACACCATGTCCGTCACAACCGTCCGGGCCTCGTCGTGGGGCTCGCTGTTCGACTGTGCCTATAAGTGGGAGTGGATCCACATCCTGGGGCACCGCTCGCCCAGCAGTGGACGCGCCCACCTCGGCACCGCAATCCACGCCGGCACCGCAGCGTTCGACGTTTCCCGCATGAACGGCAGCGACCTTTCTGCCTACGACACCGCCGAAATGCTGCTGCACACGCTACGCAACCCGGAATACGACGTGGACTGGAAGGCCGACAAGCTGACCTTGAATGAGGCCGAGCGCATCGCCCTGCCGCTGCACACCAGGTACTGCAACGAAATCAGCCCGCGCTATGAGTTCGTGGCTGTTGAGCGGACCGCCAAGCCGCTGGATATCGACTGTGGCGGCGGCATCGTTATTCGGCTGACCGGCCAGCTCGACCGGGCGCGGATCTGCAAGACCGGTGACGGCAAAGGTATCGCCGACGTAAAGAGCGGCGGCGCTGCTGTCGCTGATGGTGTCGCCAAGACCAAGGGCCACAGCCCACAGATCGGCACCTACGAAATCCTTGAAGAACACACCACCGGGGAGCCCTGCACCGCCCCGGCCCACATCATCGGCCTGAAAACACGGGGCAAGCCTGAAACCGGTATCGGGGAGATACGCGGCGCCAAGGCAATGATGGTGGGCACCGAAGAATTCCCCGGCCTGATCCAGATCGGCGCCGAAATGTTCCGCACCGGCCTTTTCCCCCCCAACCCACAGAGTTTCCTGTGCAGCGCGAAGTACTGCCCGCGCTGGTCCGTTTGCCCCTACCACGAGTAACCACCATGACCACGAAACCAGCAGTGAACAACAAGATGCTGGGGCGCGACCTGTACCTGCGCCTCACCGACCCGACCGGAAAGCACGACCCGGTCATCAACTGCCACCGCGTGTACGACCGGGAGAAATTCCACGCCGCGCAGGTGAAGTTCTACGAACACCCCAAGAATGAGGCGGATAAGCGCCTTGTCTCCATCGCTACCGAGGCCGAATACCTGGCCTCCCGCAAGGTGAAATCATGACCCAGGCCACTACCACCCTGGCGCAGATGCAGACCAGCGCTGTCGCCAAACCCAAGTCCGATATGCCGATGGGGTTCCTTACCAGCGGTGGCTTTGATCAGTTGTTGCGTGTGTCAAACATGCTCAGCAGCTCCACGATGGTTCCGGTGGCTTACCGGGCCTATAAGGAAATCAAGCAAGGCGGCCAGGTAACTGGCTACGAAAAGAACAGCGCAGGCATTGCTAACTGCGCTGTGGCCCTGAACATGGCCCAACGAATGAACGCTGACCCGCTGATGATCATGCAGAACCTGCACATCATCGAGGGGCGCCCGAGCTGGTCCAGTGCATTCATCATCGCCTCGATCAACAGTTGCGGTCGGTATTCATCGCTGCGATTTGTCCTGGGGGAGCCCGGCGAGACTATCGAGGTGCCCTACACCGTCACGGAATGGGTGGCGCCGGCGGGTGGTGGCAAGAAACGCCCGAACGAAATCACCAAGACCATCAAGGTTCGTCACCAGACCTGCATGGCCTGGGCAATCGAGAAAGAGACCGGCGAGCGTCTGGAATCGCCGGTCGTATCCATTCAGATGGCGCTTGATGAAGGCTGGCTGACCAAAAAGGGCAGCAAGTGGCAAACCATCCCCGAGCTGATGTTGCGTTATCGCTGCGCCAGCTTCTTCGGTCGCCTGTATGCGCCTGAACTGCTGATGGGCCTGCAAAGTGCCGAGGAAGTACACGACTTCATCGACGCCAAGCCGGATGGTTCGGGCAACTTCACTGTGAACTTGGACGACCTGCAGAACCAATCTGCACCGCCAATCCCGGATGTAGACGACGACACACAAGATGCTGAGGTCGTTCCAGATCCTGCTGATTCCGCAACGGAACAGGCCGAAAGCGCAACACAAACCGCCGAAACCGCAACGCCTGCCGACACTGACGGCCTGCTGGTCGAGTAACCGCCATGGCCGCCCAATCCGTGCTGGACATTTACGACAGCATTGAGGAATTCGTCGGCATCCTCGTCGCCGCTGAGCTTCACGCCAGCGGCGCCTGGGAACTGGAATTCGTCGAGAACATCCGCGCCAGCTTCAAGCGTTACGGCGCCCACACCAATCTGAGCCCCGCTCAACAATCGAAGCTTGAGCGCATCGCCAAGCACTGAGGGTTTCCAATGAAGACTGAACACCGCGACATCATTGACCGTGCCCGCCTGGCGGGGTTGCCGCCGTCCTACCTGGCGCACGAACTGCTGGTACATGACCTGGTAGAAGCCGGCCTGTTTGAACTGAAAAACCTGCACTCGCCGTACGGCAAGCTGAACGAAGGCCAGCAGCAGGAAGTCATCGACCGCTTGACGGAAGCGGCTGAAAAGGCGGTGCACAACGCCATTTCAATCATAAGCTCCCGCAACGTCTCGACCATCGAAGTCACGATGAAAGAGGTCAAGTTCAACTCCAAGCAACTGACCCTGACATCGATCGTTGATGCGAAAGACCCGAACCGTCATGACCTGATCGACAGCGCCGGCCGGATCTGCCTGCTGGTGATGGCCCCGGACGACTACAACGACGGCCTCGACTTCATCCAGCCGGACCGCGACCAGCACGACTTACCGCTGCATGTCAGCGACCTGACCGGCAACCTGTTCCAGGGCGGCACCGGGCCAGATGAGCCGGACGGTGAAGATGTGTTCGTCGGACATGATCAAGACCCTCTGTATGCCAATGCTGTGCAGTTTGTGGCCAGTTCACGTCGGGCCAGTATCAGCGCCATTCAGCGAGCTTTGAAAGTCGGCTACAACCGCGCTGCCCGCATGATCGAGTGGATGGAGGCCCAGGGTGTCGTCACACCGATGGATACCAACGGCGGACGCGAAGTGATTGTCGCCGCCCCCGGCGAGGCTGTAGACGCCAGCTTCGATGCCTTGGAAAAGGCCGATCTGGATCAGGCCCCATCAATGCTGCTCGCTGCCCAGGCCGATCATGAAAAGACTTTCGGCAAAGAGTTCGGCGAGTTCACCTACGAAGACGCGGCGCAGCTGATCGTCCTCAGGGCCGCCGAGGGCTTTGGCATCGACTGGATGCAAAGCCGCCTGGCCATCAGCAGCGACCAGGCAACCACCCTGCTGCTGCGCCTGATCGATAACGAAGTGGTCCAGCTGGTCACCGAGGGCGACACCTCGACGGACAACACCTACAAGGTCATCGCCACCCTGGACGACCTCGGCCCCAACCTGAGTGTGGAGTAAGTCATGCACATCGAATCTATCTACGTTGAGAACTTCCAGGGCCTGCGCAGTGCAAACCTGGACCTGACCACCGCGCCAATCACCATGGTGTGCGGCTTGAACGGCGCCGGCAAATCCAGCCTGAAAGAGGCCATTGGCCTGGCCCTTGGCGAATCTGCACGGATCGCCCTTAAAAAGGACTATGCCCAGCTGATCACCGAGGGCGAGAAGAAAGGGCAGATCATCATCGGGCACGATGGCGTGGCCAGCAGCATCACGCTGCCCAAGGGCACGCTTGAGCGGAACGATATCGAGGGCCAGGACTACCTGACCTACGTGCTGAACCCCGAAGCATTCGCCAGGCTGGACGACAAGGCACGCCGCTCGTTGCTGTTCGCGCTGACCAAGTCTAGCGGCAAGCCCCAGGTGGTGGTGGAAAAGCTGGCCGCGCGCGGCTGTGACGCCGCCAAGGTCGATAAAATCAAGCCACTGCTGTTGCGCGGGTTTGCCGCTGCAATGGATGAGGCCAAGACCTACACCAGCGAAAGCCGTGGAGCCTGGAAGGCCATCGCCGGCGAGGCTTACGGCAGCGACAAGGCCGAAGGCTGGATCGTGACCATTGACCCTCTGCCCGAAGGCACACCGGAAGTTACCCAGGATGATCTGGCGCAAGCCCAGGCTGACCTGACCGCCGCCGCCGCCGAAATCGAAAAGGGCAACCAGCACCTGGGCGGGCTGAACGCTAAGCGCAATGCCACTGCCCAGGCCGCCAAACGCAAGGTTGAACTGGCCGAAGCATTCGCCTTGCTGCCACGGGCCCAGGCCAAGCTGGAAGCCACCAACAAGGAACTTGAACTGTGGCGCGGCAAGGTCAGCGAGGCAGAAGTAAAGGTCCAGGCATTTTCCGGCGGCGAGAGTTCGTGCGACTGCCCAAGCTGCGGCGTCAAGCTCAAGGTTGTTGGCCAGGTGGTCGAGGTTTTCAAGGGCAAGACTGCCGAAACCAAGAAACTTGCCGAAGCCCAACAGGAACTGAAGACGGCCAACGAGTCGTACAACCTGATGGCCAGAACCCAGACCAACGACACCAAAGCAGTGCAAGCGGCTGAACAGGCGGGCCGTGATCTGGAGGCGCTGAACGCAACTGCCGGCGAGGAAGTCACTGACGCAATGGTCGAGCGCGTAGAAAACGCGCTGCTGGTGCAGCGCAATGCGCGGGACAGCGCCAAGGCCAAGGTGGAAATGATGGCCGAACGCTTGGACCTGATTGCCGGCGCCCATAAGCGTGGTACCGAGGCAGCCAAGCACCACCAGGACGTGAAGGATTGGACGCTGATCGCCACCGCACTGGCGCCGGACGGAATTCCTGGCGAAATCCTGGCCGGGGCCTTGAAGCCAATCAACGCCAGCCTGGCGACCCTGTCGGCAACGGCAGGTTGGCCGACGGTCGCAATCAGCGGCGAAATGGCAATCACCGCCAACGGACGCCTATACGCGCTGCTGTCGGAGTCGGAGAAGTGGCGCTGTGACGCGCTGATCGCGCTGGCCATCGCCTTGGCGTCCGGTCTCAACCTGGTGCTGATGGATCGCTTCGACGTGCTGCTGCCGGCGGTGCGTGCCCAGTTGCTGGGTCTGCTGCGCAGCCTGACCAAGGCTGGTGAGTTGCAGGCGATCATCTGCGGCTCACTCAAAGAGAAGCCGACCAAACTGCCCGACGACTTCCAGGTTGTCTGGATCGAGAACGGCACGGCCGGCAGCGACGTCCAGTTGCAGAAAGCTGGCTGACCAATCACCCCGCAACACCACCAGGCGCCTACGGGCGCCTTTGTTTTGCCTACAGGAAACCCGCCATGTCCGAATTGATTTGCTTCTTCGATACCGAAACCACAGGCCTTCCGCTGTTCAAGTCGCCCAGCGAACACCCCGACCAACCGCACATCGTCGATATCTGCGCCCTGCTCTACACGCCTGACGGTGTGCTGGTGGACTCGTTCGAAGCGATGGTGAAGCCCGACGGCTGGGTCATCCCCGACGATGTTGCAGCGATTCACGGCATCACCACTGAAATGGCCCTGGAACAGGGTATCCCCGAAGCCGAAGCGGTCGCCGGCTTCATGAGCATCATGGCCCAGGCCGGGTTGCGGGTTGCGCACAACGTATCGTTCGATGACCGCATCTTGCGCATTGGCTTGAAACGCTTCATGGACGACGCCACCGCCGACGAATTCAAGGATGGCCCGAAGTACTGCACCTGTCAGTCGAGCAAGAATATTGTTCAGTGCCCACCCACAGAAAAGATGATCCGTGCGGGCTTCGGCAAACAGTTCAAACAACCAACCGTGGCCGAGGCTCTATTGCACTTCACCGGCGAAGAGCTGGTCGGTGGCCACCGCGCGCGGGCCGACACCGAAGCCTGCGCCCGCATCTACTTCGCCATGAACCCACCTGCTCAGGTGGCTTGACCATGCAGACAGTCGCAGTTCTGTTTGCACGGTCCGACAGCAACTACAAGACCATGCCCGGCTGCGACGTCTACGACATTGATCGTGATGCCAGGACATTCGCCGGCAGACTGCCGGTGATTGGTCATCCACCCTGCCGAGCGTGGGGGCGACTTCGCCAGTTTGCGAAAGTCCGTCCTGACGAAAAGGCTCTAGCTCCATGGGCCGTTGAACAAATTCGGACATGGGGGGGGGTGCTGGAACACCCCGCAGAAAGCAGCCTGTTCAACCATTGCAGGCTCCCACACCCCGGAGAATTCCCCGATCAGTACGGTGGGTGGACGCTTGAAATTGAGCAGTTCCACTGGGGCCACAGGGCAGAAAAATCGACGTGGCTATACATCGTCGGATGCAGCCCATCAAACATCCCGCCTATCCCGCTGCGCCCCGGCCGACCAACGCATTGCATCAGGCCGACAAAAAGCTACCCAAGGCTTCCATCGGTCACCAAGGCCGAGCGCGAACACACCCCACCTGCACTGGCTGAATGGCTCGTCGAACTGGCGCGCCGATGCAAGCCGCCTGGAGAAACCCCATGAACTCACTTGCACAGCAGGCGCTTGACCGCGCCCGCCAGGCTGTCCCTGCGTCAAAGCTTCTCCCACCAATCCTGGCGAGCGAGCCTTTGCCCGATCTGGTCATCACCGGCCCTATCAACCGCGTCATGGAACTGGAGGGCAAGCGGTACGCCCTTGAGTTCGTGCGGGCCCTGGGCTCGTCAGTGCGGCGAGAGCCGGTGCGCACCAAGGCCATAGCCGACCTGACCCGGTACGCCGTGGCCCAGCCGTCCAGCGTGGCCAGCGGTATCAAGCGGGTCATTGATATGTTGAAGGTCGACCCATGACCGCCCTACGCCGCACCACCACGAAGCCTGTTTGTTCATGCGATGGATGTGACAAACCATCAAAGTGCGCCGGTATGTGTTCGATGCATTACAGCCGACAATACCGCAACGGAACCCTTGAGAAGGTCCGCACCAGGAAGGCGTCAGCCATCCATAGTGGCGGGTACATCGTCGAGCACAATGCAAATCACCCGCTCACAACAGGGTCAGCAGAGGTCTACCAGCACCGACGCATCTACTACGACACGCATGGTGCCGGACCATTCAACTGCAAGGACTGCGACGTGCAGGTGACATGGGAAAACCTGCACATCGACCACCTCGACGACTGTCCGTCCAACAACGAACTATCCAATCTCGCCGCCAAGTGCCCGCGCTGCAACGTTAAGCGGGGATTTGAAAAGAGCCGCGAAACCAAAAGATCGCGCAATGGGCTTGTATACCAAGGCCGCAAATATCTGATTGGTGAGCTGGCCGCAATGATTGGCATGACCCATGTGGGGCTGGCGCATCGCCTAAAAACAATGTCGCTTGAGGAAGCAATGGCAAAGCCGCCACACCGAATCCTCAAACGCAACCACGACAAATGCAGCAAGGCCCGGCAGGCGGAAATGGCCGAGCTGCGCGCACGGGAGAAGAATCATGAGTGAAGTGAAGGTGTTCAAGTGCGTGGGCTACATGGAGCAGCGCAGCCGAGCAGGTGGGGAGCGTTGGGTTTCCGTAGACGACTTCGACCGGGTAACCGCCGAGCGTGACGCCCTGCAAGCCCTGCTGACCGCAGCGGATGAGCGGGCGGACACGGCTACATCGCTAGTCCAGCGCTACGTCGACAACTTCGACACTGAAATTGAATACTACGAAGACATTCAGCCGAACGATCTTGAGCATGACCAGGTGCTGGCTGAAATGCGCTTGTTCCTGGCCGCGCTCAAGCCAGAACCGAGCGGCGGTGATGCAGCACGGCTCGCACTTCGCCCTGAAAACCAGCGCATCACCCCGGCCCGCTTTAAGTGCCTAGCATGCGGCGAGTATCACGAAGGCCCAGGCAATCTGCCTTGCCCAAGCATGTCGCCCTATTCGCGGATTGAGCAATGAAAGACCAACTCCCCGCCTACTGCTGGTGCCTGCTGGCACTGGCACAACTGATTTGAGGTGATTTATGAGTGCAGTCGTAGAGGTAGTTCAAAACAGGTCGGGCGGCTGGACTGCTAGCGGCCAGTACGGTGGTGTTTATGCCGAAGTCACCTGTGTCACCCGACACCAGGCAGTGGCAGCGCTGAATAAAGCGCTTCATGCCTTTGACCCCGCTCGCAACGGCGCTTCCTGCCAGCAACCACAAGCCCACCCGGCGCGCTGCGGGTGCGAGGAACGACCATGACCACCAACCAAACGATTGACGGCGTGCTGCTATCACGCGCGCTGCTGGAGCGCATTATTTCGCACTGCAATTTCTGGCATGACCACCCATACCTTGAAGCCATACAGGGTATCGACAAAGAGCTGCGCGCCCTGCTGGATGCCGAGTCGGCACCTTGCGCACAACCGCAAGTTGAAGGTAGGCGCGAGCGATTCCAGAAATGGGTGATGGCAACCAAGCACCCGGTCTTCGGCTTCCTCGATGGTCGGTCCCTGGCCCGTGGCGATGATCGCACCGGTTACGCCGACGAGTATGTGCAGGGCCTGTGGGTTGCTTATCTGGAGTTCGGCGCCGAGCAGCCCGCGCCGGTAGCGGTGGTGCTGCCTGAGCGCGTTGTGCTGCGAGATATCATCGCCAAGGCCATCGGCGGTGACGCCTACGATTGCACCAGGGTGTGGAGCGCATGGGGTGTCGGCACTATGTCTGATGACGACTTCATCCCGATAGTTGATCAGGAAGAACGCCTTTACGAAATTGCAGACGCCTGCCTCGACGAAGTAACCAGCCTGAACCCCAAATCCCGATAGGAGTACATCCGTACTCCGCGTTGTAAACTTCCAACCAACACCATGAATCCAGCCGGCGACGGCGTGGCGAGGTATTTCTATGCAACAGCAAAACACCGCCCTGGTGGGCAACGCAGAAGTAATCAAGATGCTCGGCATGCAGAGCGTTTCCGGTCTGAACAAGCTGCGGGTACGTGACAAGACGTTCCCCACGCCGATCAAAACCAGTGAGGCTCGCGGCGCCCGGGTTCGCTTCGATCCAGTCGAGGTCGAACAGTGGATCGCCGACAAGAAAGCAGCACGCAACCAAGCCAGCAGCGACGAACAATAACTGCCGGCGATTGATCACCAAGGGGCCGAGCAAACAGCGACAGCCCCAAGTGAACTGTATGGCGGCGTGTATGGTGAAACACACAAGTGCCTTGCAGGCCCCGTAAAACGTGAACAGTCACAAGTCCTCTACCCGCTCCACTCAGATTTGCACTTGCGTCAGGAGGGTTCTGGCGCAAGATGCACAAAAAACCGGTCCTTGGTGACCGGTTTTTTTATGCCTTGGATTCGGTCTTCAGCGTTCCTAGCCTGATGGCGTGAAGTACCTTGCAATACCTCCAAGCGGCATCATTTCCGCGTGCCCATACACTTCAACACCTATCGAAATCTCGAACATCACCCGTTGGTAGGTAGAGTGTTGATAATTTTATAGCTGTGGGTATAGTCACCACCAAAACCCACCAGAAGGAGGGCAAGAGCATGCTTTACCCCATTGCAATATCAACCGGCGACGCGGACCACGCCTGGGGCGTGGAAGTCCCGGATATTCCTGGCTGTTATTCGGCCGGCGAGGACCTGGATGACGCCATGGCCATGGCCCGCGAAGCCATCGAAGGGCACTTCGAGATCCTCGCAGAAGATGGCGCGCCGATCCCCCGCGCGCAGAAAGTCACCGTGCACGCCGCCAACCCTCAGTATGCCGGTTGCACGTGGGCTGTGGTGGACATCGACGTGACCAAATACCTGGGCAAAGCTCAAAAGCTCAACATCACCCTGCCCGGCTATCTGTTGAATCGCATCGATGAGTACGTGTTGAATCATCCACAGGAAAAAAGCCGCTCGGGATTCCTGGCGTCCGCAGCGCTCAAAGTATTGCAACAGGAGCGGTAG